CCGCAGAGCCGGCCAAATACAAAGCGTCGGCCAGCGTATTGACCTGGTCCTCGCTGATCGGCAAAGCTGCCTTTCCGAACATAATTAAAGTCTGGTTTACCAAAGCAATAAAAAGAAGCACCGTCCGGACGACCGTGCCTTTGTCAAAGTTTTTCATATTGTGTTTTCCTCCTTATTTCTGCAGTAGATTATAAAAAACAGCGATTGCGCCGCCGATGATGCCGGTGCTGACCGCTGTAATGATCGCGCCGGTGATACTGCGCTTGATCCAAGTTGTGTTTTCCTCGATCTTGTTCAGCTTTTCATTGATAGAAATGATTTGCTGATCATGACGGTCAGTTGTTCTTTCGAGAGTAGTAATCCGCTGATCTTGTGTTTTTTGATCTGCTTTAATTTCTGCGATTTCTTTTTGTAAAACATCATAATCATTCGGTTGCGTCATGTCCCCTAATCCTCCTGTTCTCACATCGTTTTCACCTCCTTTGAGGCAAAATAAAAACACCCTTATCGGGCGCTTGTCATTCCTAAATCCACACAGACAGCGGGTTTGTCATACCTCCGGCCTGTTATTTCTTCATATTCTGCCGGGGTAATATGGCCCCAATCTACGTAATCTCTCATGATTGAGTCATCATCATAACAACCCCAATCATAAAACTGCTTAATAGCCGCAAAGTCTGGATACATCATGAGGAACCATCACCTTTCAATGATGCAACTTCTTTTTGAAGACGGGCCAATTGATAAGAGAGTAAAGCGTTTTGCTTTTTTAGTAGCTCAATTTCACTCGCTTCAGGCTCCGGAGGCAGCAAGCTTTCAATGTACTCTTTTGTAGCCGTCTCCTTCCACACCTTTTCGTCCGGAAAAAACTTCGGAAGATATAAACCCGGGTCAAATGGAATGTCTGTCCATCCATCCGGAATTTCATAGTTCCCTTGATCATCAGGCTGAATGATATCATTATCAATCAACAAGAACGTCTCTTTGTCATATTTAAAAATGTTTTTCATGACTTATCTCTCCTACAGGGGAATAATTTCGTCCAAACCATATGAAGTTATGTTCTCGGACTTATCAGCGATTTGCCCCTCCAGCCTCATATTTCCGTTTGTTTCGATATACAATTTGGTCATCCCTGTTGTACCGAATATAGGAATAAGTCTGCTGCGGAGCTGGTCAGGTCTATATGAAGCTGGTAGCGTCCCAAAAATCACGCCTCTATTGGTGATAATCTCGCCTTTTAAACACAGAAAACCGCCAATCACCGCACACATAACTTTTCTAGCCCCATGTTTCGCGCCGTTTTTTAAAGGAACTTCAGTCCAGACGGGTTCAAAGTCAGTAGAAGTTAATATTCTTTTCCAACCCCTAAAGTCACCATTTGTATGGATGGTCGCGAACCACATCTTATTGTGGTAACTTGCTGTGGCTATAATTGTTTTTCTTCCAGAGTTTCCATCCATAATGTCATAATTGAACCATCCAGCATCATCAGGCGCAGGGTTATTAGGCAGTCTGTTATTGATACCGTAATAAAAGCCAGGTGGCAAAGTTAATAAATCAGTACCATCAGGAATAAGGATTCGCACTCCATTATCTTGTGTCAATTTATACAGTTGAGCATTGTTCCATTTGGTACGTTCGGCAGTCGTCACATGAATTGTCTTATTATTTGCATGAGACTCAGCCCGGGACTCCGCCTCATTCCATTTATCACGCTCCGCTGCCGTGATATGAATATCCGTGTTTGTGGCATGAGTGTCTGTGTATTCCTTCGCGCTTACTGCCGCTTTGTCCGTGTATTCTTTCGCGCTGGCTACCCCTTTGTCCGTGTATTCCTTGGCATTCGCTTCAGCCTTATTCGCCTTTTCCTGCGCTCCCTCTTTCGTCTCAATCCGTCCGAGGTCCGAGAACTTCGCTTTTAACTCGTCAAGCATTACTGTTTCTTCGTCATACATCGCTATGATTAACGCCTTTAACGATTCGAAATCATCGACGTAATATTCCGCGAGAGGTGCCATGTTCTGGTCCACAAGACTTTGCGATACTTCAAACCCGAATTTGTGAGCAGAGAGTGATTGGCCGTTCGTATATTTCAGAATGAGCTGACAGTTGAATTTGCCATACATTTTAATTTCGTCCTCGTCTAAAACGTACTCTGCGATACCTTCAAACGGATCAACTATCGTAACATCCCTTATTCTTTGCTTACCGCTTGAAGGAATGAGGACCACTTTTCCGGTTACAGCTGACAGTGGCAAAGGGATGCCATCCTTGCGCAAATAAAATATTAACTTTGCTGTATTAATATCTTGCGTTGAAAATATAAAAGTCGAATGATAAACCCCTTCTGTTTTCGCGTTTATATCGAACGCGTAAGAGCCGGTTTTATAAATAGCCAACAGTATTACCTCCCTTTCTTTTAGTATGTTGGAGTTTCAGGCAGCTCCGCATCATACCCGTAATTTCCGTCAGGTCTTTTCGATATCTTTGGAGCTTTACGCATTGTAGGTCTGAGATCAACTTGCTTAACGGTATTTGTGCTGTATATCTGATAATATCTCTGGCATTCAGCTATTTCTTCAGTCAACGGTCTTGCGACATACGGCGTAGCAAGCCTTCCTTTTTCTAATTTGACTAGGTAAAATTCTACCCATTCGCCGGGAGCCAAACTATCATAGGAAGAACTGTTTGTTGTGTCGACATCTATTTGAACTTCAACGTAGTCTTCTTCCTTAAATTTATAAGCTGACATATCAGGCATCTTTATGTTCAATACAAAGAATGTGAGCCTGGTTGTTACTTGACAAGAACGGATTGCAAGATTGTCGTGTTTTCCATCATGTGTCATATCAAGATGAAGTTTCATTCTGTGAGAGGATTTATTGGTCCTCGCCCATAAAGCTAAAGTATAATCTTCGCCGCTTTTAAACTGAGTTGGATTTTCGATCCGTTGAATTAGATCAGTACGCGACATATTCGAAACATTTTTCAATTTCGTTATTCTCAACCCGTACTTATTTGAGAATGGCGCACTCATCGGCTTTTTCACTCTCTCGGTCCGATTGATCCCACTCTCATTTGTACCAACAGCATTAACGAGCCACCTATCGGCTGTAAATACACCGTCGTTAGTAAAACTTGTTCCGCGCTGCCATACATCAAAGGCGCCGTTTGTCACAAAGTTTCTCTTCGGCATATGCAAGGCAACTTTGTCATAAGTTATTTCAGTAATATTCGGCCTCTGTACGGGCTGTGTAGATATTAACGTCCCATCTTGTGCACCGGCCAATGTCACAAATATTGTTTCTTTCCCGCTCCGTTCAACTGTGACTTGTAGCAAAGCCGGAATGACATAGCCGTTATGGTTAAACATACAGATGCCTTCATTTTCAAAGTCATAGTTATTGCGATCAAAATCATAATTCTCTTGTATTAAGTCCGCAAAAGAATCTCTCGAAAAAGAATATGCTTTAGCGATGCTTCCATCTAGATTAATGACTGTAATCGCAGGAGCTCCTTTCCCCTGTCCTAAAATGATTTTGTTCTCATGAAACGTAATCCCTTGAACTTTTTCGAACATAATTTCTTTGTTGTTTACCATGACTTCCATCAATAAATTCGGACTACCCGCAACTATACTTTGGAAATCATAAATGTATATTCGATCCATCTTCTCATTCGTTGAATTACCAGAAATAAAGTATTTTTTGTCGATATCATTACCGGTTTTGTACGAACCAAGAACTTGCATCGTTTGTACAATTTCCCCAGATGTATAATTGAAAATAGACAACTCGTTTTCGAATTTTTGTCTAACGAGAAAGCATAGATCGCCGCTTGAATTCTTGAACCAAGGAAGCCCCTCGTTGTAGGTAGAATTTGTGATTGCAAATTGCTTCGAATCTTTAAATTTGGCACTAGACAATTGATATCTTGATATTATACAGACGGTTCCTCCGTTTTCCTGTCGTGCTATATATAACTCATCATCATCTTGATTTATTGAAAGCGCCTGAGGGAATGGGCGTGTATGATCCCTTGCTGGCACCGAAAAAATAATTTTTTGATAATTGAGATACTCCTCAAACATCAAATTCCTTTTTGCTAACTCCCTATACAGTCCGTCGATGTTCTTCTCTGTATGAAATAGCCGATCATTTGCTGTATTGAAAACCTCACCTTTATGATTGACCCGGAGGTCGACGACCTCTTTAACATTGGACCCATCGGCATTTAAAATGAGATTATTTAGCCGTTTCTTTGATATCTCAATCTCCTGAAAGACTGAAAGCTCGCCGTTATGTCTAATTTGCTCCGATGTGTGGGCGTTTTTTGAAGCTTCATGACGCTTTAAATTATAATCGTGTTCATTCAACGTATTTTCTATGCTCTGGATATCTGATCTTAACTGTGCTTGATGACGGGAATTTCTTGTATGATCATAGTCTTTTATTAGCCGAATCAATGCTACTCACTCCTTTTTTGGCAAAATTAAAAACGCCTATCTGAGCGTTTTGAAAAGCTGGTCAATATATCGTTTTTGATCCCTTAGTTTCTTGGCCTGATTGACTGCAATATCCTGAATATCTTTTCTGAAATTCGCGAACGTTAATTTTGGGCTGCTGTATGGGTTCAACGGGTTATACTGAATTGAAATCAGCCGAACATCGTCTTCAAACGTGATCCCTGATGCCGTATCAGCAAGGACGTGAATCGTGTCACCTTTCCAAAAATCCTGTTCGATCTTTAAAAGCTTGGGTTCATAGATTTTTTGGAAATCTGCTTCAATTGTCAATTCAGGGTATGGATTCACATGTTTTTTTAAAACTGAAACCATGCTGCTGGCTTTTTTTATGGTTTCATCTTTAATCGGATCGGCCCAGCGCGGCAGGCCTTCGAGTAAAAACTTTTTCTCATCCGGATGTACGTATAAGATCGGCTCAAATTCATATTGTGGGTTTTTACTGTCCGTGCTGCTCTTCTTCAACGCCCCGTAACCCCAGGCGCGCGTTGTACAATTTTGCGAGTTTGTCTTAATAGAAATACCTGGCATATTATAGCGCGAATCTAAGGTGAAATTGATTTTTTGTCCAATTTTCTTATAAACAAGGATTTTATAGTTATCAACATCCAGCTCAGGACCGTAATCCGAAATGATTTTATCCACCAATTCCGTGGAATTTCCGTCACCAAAGTTTTCTTGTTCAATGCTCGGAAAATCACTTGCCGAAGCTTTTAATACATATTTGAATGGCGTCTCTTTTAATGCGATATCAAAAGCCTCTTTGATCGTCATTTTTTTAGACGCCGTTTCAGTCACATAATTGTTGATCAGCAGGACCGAAAAAATATGGCTGGCCGAAACAGTTTTTCTCAACACATTATTTTCCTGCCGTACTTCAACGTTTGTAATGTAATACTTTTGATGATTAAATTTCCGTTCATCCAGAAAAAGAATGTTATCAATCACCAACAGATCAAATTCAATAGCGTTTTCCTGCGTTTTGGTGATGGTAAATGTAAAGCTCTTCTTCCCCGTCGTATCGTCCGTCAGATCGAGCGAGACGCCCGTTATTTCAACCACATTCTTTCCATCCCCCGCTAGTACATGCAGCTGTGGAAAATCAACATCCGAAGGCAAGTTTTGATTAAGCGGAACGTCTTTTCCATCATATTCTTTGCTTGGTACCTCCGGGGTCGGTATCGGCGTTTCGGGTTCTTCAGGTTCATCCGGTATCTCATCCACAGAATCATATTGTGTGAGTTTATAAGTGAAAATAAGACTGTTCAATTTGGTGGCATAATTGGGATCAGTCGCATAACCGGCTTTTACAAGCGCAGCTGTCGCCTTCTGGTAATCTTTTTCCCCGACTACCGCTTTATAATGGTTCGGGTCCCAGCTCGTTCCGTTTATGTACAGCTTGGCTAAATCCTGAATAGATTCATACCAAGACGGATACTTACGGAACTTGGCTTGCACACGGGTAGCATTTCCGCTCTTATCATATTCAGTCGTCCACATGAGAACATATTGACCGTTATAAGTACCCTTGATGCCGAATA